TTCAAAGCTGCTACTGGACTAAACATAGCATTCTATATACCATTCATAGGCACTGGTTTAGAATATGCTTATAACACAGCCACTGGCAAAAGGAATCCTCTATCAGATACTGTTAACCCATTTCTTTCTTTAGTCAAAGATATGAGTAGAATATATAAAGATTTAGATGAAAGTGAATCAATTGTATATTCAGTGTTGCCTATTGCTGAAATAATGGTAGGAGCGCAATTAGATGCACCAATCGCTTTATATGAACTTCTTGGAGAAGGAGATTACAGTGAAGAAAATATGTACGATCTTATAGGTGTTAGTAAATCTTATAGACCGGGGTATGGAAAAACTTCAAGTTCAGACCCTGTTAGAGAGTTTAGAAAAGAACTACTTGAGGGTACAGGATACACCAGTGAAACTAAACTGAAGGAGGAAGACCCTGCTGCCTGGAGAAAGACGTTTGGTAAAGCCAAGAACATAATAAAGATGGAAAAATTAAAACGAGAAGCAGCTAAAGAGAAACGAAAAGCAGCTAGAGAGGAAAGAAAAAACAAGTAAGCTATGCCGTTCAAGAAGATAGGGAGAAATAAAAACATCAGTCCAAGTGGTAAGGTCTTCACCGATAAACAGGTGAAGCTTTACTACGCCACTGATGGATTCAAGAAGTCAAAGCTTCATAAGTTAAACAGAAGGAAGAAGAGAAAGTAAATCAACGCCATCGTTTACGTTGAGGTATCCAACAACCTTTGGAACTCTATGCTTCCGGCTGAAGTCTGTCTGCTTAGGCAGGTCCCTTGTGGACCACTCGATGTCACACTCATTCAAATAAAAACCCCACACCCCCTCAGGTGTAGAGTTTATATATACCGCAGTAGTACCTAATTCTTTTGAACGCTTGATTAATGAATCGTACTTAGACTTCTCTATCAACAACTCATCGTAGTGCTTGCGTCTGCACTTTAATTCAATATCTATATTATACTTCTCCGATGTGCAATCGTATCTACTCGTGGATGATTCTGAATTAGCTAGGTCATCTATATAGAACTCCTTAACGAATTCATATAGCTGCTTTTCAGATGCAAATTGCGAGTAGTTATACTTCATCATCTATGGATTCAGATATTTCTTTTAGTATCGATTCAAGGATAGCTATTTCTTTTGCCAGGTCCTCAAACTCCCTATCAACAAGAGCCTCGTATATGTTATTAGAGCAGTCGTTTATCCTATCCATCAAGTAATTTATATGATTGATCCTGTCTATATCAAATACCGAGAAGTCCTGTGCCATTACATCATTTTTTAGGGTCTATAGTTTGTATCAATAAAGTTCCTAATGAATCATCAACCGTCTTTATAGCTGAGTATATCTTTCGAGACACAACTCTGACAGCAGTACGCTCTGACTTTGTGGAGTCCGATCCTAAGTTGCAATACATATTGCAGTCCATCCTCAACAACTCATCAGACTTTCGCTTGTTAGACCAAGTCTTGTATGATAACACCTTGTCAATATCAGTAGTCGTATATACCATTGTACAAATTATTTATTTTATTTAAAACTTTTTCTTCAGTTCCGTTCTTTGTTCGCTGCTTAATAACAGTGTATATTTTATTTAGACGCTCCTCTTGTTCTATCTTCTTTTGAGTCTGTTCTTGAATAACTTTAAGTGATTCTTTTACAGAATGTAGTTCAAGTTGAAGTCTGTCTGTTTCCGAATTTAGTTTTTTATTTTCAATTCTCAAAGTAAAAGCTTCTTTTTTTATTTCTTCATACGACATATCAAGAACATAATCATAATCATCTGTGTATCTTTTGCTTATCAGTGCGAAGGTTTCTCTGAATGTTTTGTCTGATTTTAAGAACCCATCAAAGTTTTTCCAGTAGTGTAGTACGGTTGCGTGGTTCTTGCATATTGACCTACCAATGTCTGAGCATCCGAACCCATCCTTCCTAAGTACCTCAGAGTATATGTATCTTGCGTTTATGGTATTGCGTTTCCTGTTCTTATCATTCTTTACATCAACGAATAGTGTTGATTTAATTATAGCCTGAAGCCTATCAATCTTCCCCTGCTTTAGGTTTAACATTTCTATTTGATTCATAATAATTTATTGTTTGATTTTTTTTAATGTAGTCTAAGTACTCATCCATTTCTATTTCGTACACATCTACCAATGATGGCATTTCATTCTCCTGCTTAACGTATTCAACCACAAAGAATATAGGCTGCTCATTCTTTATCACGCCTGATATCTCCTGACTCCACCCCTCTGAGTATGGTAGATCATCCAGTATCGTAACGGTGCTGCCTATAATAGTAGAGGCATCTTCAATGGAATACTCTGACATCCTATCAAAGAACCAATCTTCGATATCACACTTTGTCTCAGCCTCTAAATACTTCAGTTCTAAATCCATATCCTTCTAATTCTTTTAGTCTATACTCCTGTAACTTTGACACCCTACCCTTTGGTGTCTTGACTTCGCTAAAGATAACCCCTGCGTTTGGTGGTATCGCTAGTATGTCCGGTATCCCATTCTTGTTGGTCTTCACTAGCTTGAGTACGTAGTACCCCTCATCCTCCAGTTGCTTTATCCTCTTGGATTGTATCTGTTGCTCGGTCATTCTATTACAAATTTAATGTTTTAAATTTTCTCTTTTTATACAAAATGCATTAGTGTATTTCATTAGTTTACATTCCCAATTACTTACATCATTATAATCTACAAAATAAAACTCAGCATTTTCTTTATCAAGAATATAAATAAACCAATACATATCAATTTTATTCAACCCCTTTTTATGTGCCTCTTCATTAACAAGTATATGGGCATTTGGAAAATGAAAGGTAGACTTAACATCTATTTTTTTATTCTTAAAAACAAAATCAGCATTTTTTGATGGATAAAAATCTAAAAGTTTAGCCATTTCAAAATCAATTTTTTTGTTAGTCAAGTAGTCGATCGCTATTAACTCACCTAGTATACCAACCGTATCAACGTGAGTGTTTTTTTTACCCCTATCAAACCTTGGATTGTTATCTAATATTTTTTGGTTCACAACAGTTCTTGCGTATCCTATTTGCTCTGCTATTAACCAAAATGATTTAGGATATTTATAAGCTTTCATTATATTTAATTTAAAGTTAATAAATCCTTCTTGAAGTGACTAACAGTATAGTCCTTTTTTTTACTTACCGCTTTGTATATGTCCTTCTCTATGCCACCCTTTGAGAATATCCAATACACATCAGACTCTAATCGTTCCTTGGTTGTCATCCTGTCCCTGCTCTGCCAATAGCTTGTGGCACTGAAGTCAATGTTGTAGTACACCAATGCCTTGGCTTGCTTAAGGGATATACCCTCCCTGCCCGATACAATCTGAAGGGCAATGGTCTTGTCTGTGTTCTCGAACTCCTCAAGTTCTGTGCATAGCTGATCGCCATATACCTCCTTAAGTGCGTTCAACTCCTCCTTGAACTTATAGAAGATACCAATCTTCTGTAGGCAAAAGTTGTCGTATATATACTCAGCCTTTGAGGTATCAATGATGGTTGAGTTTCCAGACTCAAATTTTACAGTGCCGGAGTAGAGTTGGTGCAGCTTCATCATAAGCTTTACAGGTGTGTCGGCAAGTATCACCTCGTCCTTGCCCTCTATCACCAAGTCCTTCTTAAGCTTTGACGTTAGCTTGTATGTCATTGGGTCCATATCAACCTCAAGGATATGCTCCTTGGTATCTACCTTGAACCCTGCCTCCTTCTGTGAGAATGATATTATGTATGGCTTCATATCGTCAACGATAGACTTGAGACCATCGTGGTAGTCATTGATGAACAGACCGTTTATCTTTCTCTGCTTCACGTTGACATACCTCTTGGCAAACTTGTAGAAGTTTATGCACTCGTTGAACGGGTTGTTCTGTATGCCATACACCTGGTGGTACATCTGACTGTACGACTCAGGCGTTGGTGTACCCGACAGCAGTATCACGTACGGGTTGTACTTAGATACTATATCCCTTACCTGCTTCGCTCGTTTGCTTGGCTTTGGGAATGCACCCATACTGTGAGCCTCATCAAGAATCAACACATCAAAGCTGAAGTCTTCAACCTTGTGAAGTGACTCGTAGTTTATTACCTGTATATCAAACTCAGGATTCAACAGGTCGTAGTCCTTCTCTATGCTACTGATAGCCTTCTTCTTTGTTACAAACAATACCCTGCTGCTCTTCATAATACTTGCTATGCCCAGGCTAGTCAGCGTCTTGCCTGTCCTAACCTCCATAGTCAAGTATAGGAATCCGTGCTTCAATAGTATCTCTGATCCACTTGATATTATTTTGTTCTGATAATCTCTGAACTTTATTTTACTTGGATTCTCCATTCTGTTTTTATAATATTTAAGACTTTCGACTATTCTTTTTTCAGCCACAACATCTAAAGGGAATACCCTCTTTTGCAACGTGAATGCCTTCTTACCCCTCCCAACTTTTATAGGATGGGTCTTGGTCATTACACCATATGATACCTTGCACCTCTCGTACATCTGCTCGTCAGAGTAACCACTGTGTCTCTCTATTATTGAGTCGGGTTTTCCTCTATGTATCTTTGTAATGCTGCACATTTATCTAAGTCTTTCTTTAATTTAAAGTATTCAATTAAGTTATTGATGTCCCTCATACTTGGGAACCTCTTCGTTGGTACGTGAGCAAAGTATGGCTCCTCGCTGATTAGAATATCACCCCAGTCTTCACCGAGTATTATAACCCTAAAGGAGTTCTCCATTGCTATGTCTGTGTTATCTTTCATATGGTAAGTTGTTTTGCTTTTTCACGTGACTTAATTATAATCCATCTCCCTGTAGAGTCTCTTCCCTCAACAGGAATTTGACCAGAAATAAAATTACCGTATGTAATCAACCATCTGTAAAACCTCGTTCTACTAATAGTCATCTTAGCCTTTGGTGCGTAGTCTGGGTACTCGGATATAAACTCAAAGTATAAATCTTGCATAACCATTCTCGTGTCGAAGAATATCTTTTCATTCTTTTGGTGTCCACTAACCAAACCACACCACTCAATAAACTCGTGAGATGTATCTGAAGCCAACTGTCTAACCTCAAGGTTAACGAACTTACTCTTAACAAGTCCTGTGTTTAGATAATCCTGCAAGCAGTACGTCATATAGTTATCAAACAAGCACCACTCATCGTCATCCCACTCAGCAAAGAAGTGTTTCTTGAACTCATCCAATGGAGTAAAGTTCTTACTGTAGTATTGGTGTAACTCAATCTCCCACTTTCTACGAGCGAATGAATTACCTGTACCCTTTATTGCGTAGTTGGTAGTAATAGCAATCTTAGGTGACTTACTGAATGGTATCTTAATAGCATCCTTGTTTTTCTTTTCAAGTGTAAGTCCCTCAGTAACCACACTAAACAACCGCTCGAAGTCAAAGTGTTTCTTAACGTCATCAAAGCAGAGTATCTGAGTATCTGCTGATACTGTCTGATAGGGAAAGGACTTCTCAAATGCGAATGCC